ATATTGCATGAACACGCACATGAATGGTTTGATATGCGTGTACTAGAACAAAGCCCGCACATGATGTATGCCATGAATTGCCAACCCGGTATTGCTGAAAAAATTCCTAGTATTATTCACGTAGACGGCACTTGCCGTATACAAACAGTCAAACGTGAACAAAACGAACACTACTATGACTTAATTACTGAATTTTATAAAGCAAGCGGTGTACCTATTTTGTTTAATACTAGTTTTAACTTAGGAGGAGAACCTTTAGTTGAAACATTAGACGATGCACTACGTACTCTTGCTAATAGCGAAATTGAATATTTGTATTTGCCCGAGTATAGTAAATTAATCAAGGTTTCAAATTAATGATTTATAATTTTTTTCCAGTGCCTGTATTAGTTAAACAATTATCTAACAATGTTATTCACCAGTGCATGCAAAATTCTGAAGACTATTTAAAGAAATTAACAAAGTCTAGTACTAGCAGTCATCTTAATAATTACAGTGTTGAATATAGTGCATTGGATATTCCAAGTAACTATGATTTATTGTATAAAGAAATCTGTGATGCGACAGATGAATTTATTAACGCCACTGGTATTGATGCTAATAAATCTAATATTAAGGGATGGATCCAACAATATAAAACAGAACACGACCATCACCCAGAACATCATCACGGTGTTTACGGTATTAGCGGAGTTTTTTATATGGAAGCCAATGATAAAGCTGGCAAAATAATTTTTACAAATCCTAATCCGATGTGTAAGTATCAAAGACGTCATTTTGAAACTGACTATACTGCTGACTATGTAACAATAAAACCTGTTCCAGGCACACTATTGTTATTTCCCAGCTGGTTAATGCATAAAGCTGAACAGGGTCTAGTAGGAGTTAAAAAAACAATTCTTGCTTTTAATCTTGAATGTAAAATAAATGAGTCGTTGCAAAGGGAAACAAATAATGGATAACAATTTATGGATTTTTGGAGATAGCTTTTCAGCACAGCCAAATATAGAGCACGATTACTTAGTATGGACTGAAATTGTTGCCCAACATTTTAAATTACCGCACTACTGGAATTGGGCAAGAATGGGCTGTGCAAATGATTATATTTTTAATGAATTTACATCGCGTATACATGAAATGAAAGAAGGCGATTTTGTAATTATTCAACCTACAAGTCCCCACCGTCAGTGGTTCTTTGAAGATCCGGAACTGTGCAATTATCTAATTCAAGACCTTGGTAAATTTATTACAAGCGATGAAAAAATAGCAGTTGATTTATATATTAAACATTTGCAAAATGACAAATTAGATAATATAAGATATTCACAATTTGGTCTAGCACTAGAACGTATTAGTGCAATGGCACCGTATTTGCGAATTTTAGTATTACCTGCTTTTTATCCTGTACCTGGAATAAAAGGATATTTGACAGAAGTCTCAGACGGAGAACATGCCGATCTATCACCCGAAGCTATTATAAAATGGTATAAGTTACATAACGGTAAAGACCCAAGAGTAATGCATTTATCCCCACAGAATCATCCTATCCTAGCTAAAAAAATTATCGAGTTTTATGAAACTGGTAAAAGCATTGATCTAACTACAGACTTTGAACAAGGTTTTATAAAATAATGGATAACGTTAGATCAGTAGACTCTGTAGTTATAGTAGGCGGCGGCACAAGCGGTTGGATGTCAGCCGCTATGCTATCTCATCAACATCCTCATTTAAAAATTACAATAATAGACAAAGAACACGGGACACCGGTCGGTGTCGGCGAAGGTACATTACTTAATTTCGATAATGTCATGCGTAATTGTGGCTTTGATCCTCATGATTGGTTCACAGCAGTAGACGCGGCCGCAAAAGCAGGTATCTTATTTCCAGGCTGGGGAGAAAATCAAACAGATGTTTGGCATCCGTTTTTATTTGTGAGTCTAGGAACAGCAAAAACTACATTATATGATGTATGGTCAAGAAATCAAAATTACGATTTTAAAAGATATGCTAACGGACTGTACGAATCAGCAATTGAAAAAGATGCTGTAGATACTACGCAATTAAATAATCATGCTTTTCACATTGATGCAAGCAAATTAGTACTGTTTTTTCAAGAAAAATTAAAAAATCGCATTAAAGTTACAAGTATTAAATCTGATGTAATTGATGTATTGCGCGATAGTGATACTCACGAGGTAGTAGAATTAGTTCTTAAAAACGGACAACGTATATCTGCAGATTTATATGTTGACTGTACTGGATTTAAAGCAATATTAAATCATAATCCTGATTGTGTTAACTTGGAAGGCAGATTATTTTGTGATACAGCTATTGCAGGCCATGTTCCTTATAAGGATATCGACAAAGAATTACATCCGTATGTTATTAGTGAGCAAGTAGAGCACGGTTGGGTATGGAATATTCCAGTACAATCTCGTATTGGTTCTGGCCTTGTTTTTAATCGTACACAAACTAGTATTGAAGAAGCTAAAGATTTTTTTGTTAACTACTGGGACAACCGTATTAGTAAAGATAACTTAAAAGTAATAGATTGGACTCCTTATTATAAAAATAATATATGGGAGAAAAATGTAGTTAGCATTGGACTTAGTGCAGGCTTTATAGAACCATTAGAAAGCACAGGAGTTGCATTAATCATTACTGGAATTGAACAACTATCTTGGATATTATCTAGTAGATCGTATTCAGAAGGTCAGATAACATACTACAATATTGTAATGAAAAACTTCTTTGAAGATAGTATTGATTTTGTCAGTATGCACTATGACAAACCTACACGCAAAGGCAAACTGTGGGATTGGGTTCGAGCAACATTCATTAAATCGCCAAGACAAATCCATTACGAAACGCAAATGTTAAGAACCGATAATAATGAATTGCCAGTTAAAGGCCACGGATATATGTTTTGCGGAAGCAATTGGATTTGCTGGTTAGTACAGATGGGTTATAAATTAAGTCCGTCTAGCGCCAATGGACTTAATGATAAGCAGACGTTAAATGAAATGTTATGGTGGTATGAAGGTTCTAAGAAAACACAACTAGTGTCACATAAAGAATTCATACGACACAATAATTCCAAAACAACAAAAAATGATACAATTTAAATCACTTAAAGAAGAAATTGAATTCTTTAGTCCTGTTGAAGAAATTAATGTAAAAGTAGAACTAGCAGGAGATGAAAAAATTGTTATCATTGACAATTTTTATAAGCACCCGGAAAAAATACGAGAACTAGCACTACAGATTCCTGCGTCGAGGTCTCCTACACTGCTACACGCATTGCCCGGAGCACGAGTAGAAGCTACATATCATTTTGGACATTTTGGACATTTTATTATAGAAATTATTAACAAGATATATACAGAAGATGCGTCATTGATAGATAATGAATCAATACAATACAATTTAGATCGTGCAACATTTTTAGTAAACGTACAAAATAGTAATGAAGCACTTAGCAAAGTCCGAACTCCTCACCTTGATCACACGCTAGATGCTAGGTACGCTGTTGGGATATATTTAAATACTCCTGAAGAGTGTGCAGGCGGAACTGCTTTTTATAAATTTAAAGGCGAAAAAACAATAGATTTAGAAAATTCTATAGATCCAGATTTACTTGCGTATAAACATTATGTGTTAGAATCTGATATTTTTTGGGAAAAACTATATCTAGCAGAAATGAAATTCAATAGATTAATAATATATAAGCAAAATATATTACACACTCCTTATATCCCTGTAAACAAGTATACAGAAGATAACCCAAGACTAGTACAGATGTTTTTTATATGAATATTAACGCTATTATTGTAGATAACTTTTTAGACAAACCGGATTTGGTACGCAATTCGGTTTTAAATCTGCCGTTTGAAGCTCAAGGCCCGTATCCGGGATTTAGAAGCGACCGTGCAGACGAAGATTACGAAGCATACGTACAAGCTAAATTTGAAAAGATTTTAAATTGCAAGATTAAAGAGTTTGTTCAGGATAGTTTTAGATTTCAGCTTTGTACAGATAATGTTGAATCTTGGGTACATAAAGACGAAACAGATTTTGCGGCTGTATTATATCTTACTCCTAATGCTCCGCCACAATCTGGAACCGGCATATACACCGATACTGGCAAAGGTTTTGAACTAGTAACTGCTATTGGTAATGTGTATAATCGTCTTGCAATTTATGACGGGCAAATATTACATAGAAGTATGTTGCCTGGATTTGGAACAGATAAAGAAACTGGAAGATTAACTCAAGTTTTCTTTTTTAACGTAGAGAAAGACAATGGGTAGAAAGTTATTCATAGGATGTAGTCATACTATGGGATATATTGATCCTGATGATAATCCTAAGTATTCAGGCACAGGTACTCCGCGTGAAATATTAATCTGGCAAGAAAACAATTATGCAGAAATATATGCAGATTCAAATAAACACCAAACTGTAATTATGGCCAGTGCCGGATGCGGAGTTAGAGAATATGTAAATTTTTTAGCACAAGCATTTAAAATGTACGATGATATAGATGAAGTATTCATACAATCGACATACTGGGGAAGATTTGCCCTAGCCATTAATCCAGATTTAAATGAAAAAGCAACATTTCCTTTGGATTTTTTCTTATCAACAGACCCTAAAACAGAATTTGTAGATAGATACAGCTTAGGAATGGTACAAAAAGACAAATACATGATGGCATATACTAGTCCAAAGTTTGCAGACTATGCACGTAACAAGTATATAATGGATACCAGTCCAAATAAACAACCTAGTATTAGTCAATCTTCATATATGTATATTAAGATGTGGCACTATTTGCAAACACACCTAGAACAACAAGATTATTTTAAAGATATTTTTATGTGCGATGCATTATGCACAACAAATAAAGCAAAAATGTATCTATGGAATTTTAATAATAGACAATATATACCTAAAGAAACTAATTCATTTTATTCTAAATTACAATCAACTACTATTGCAGATATCGATGCAATTAGTTACGTATCAAAATTTACAAAGCAGGATCTAGAAGCAGAAAAAGCAGATAGCGAACACTATTCTGTGTATGTGCATAATCTTGTAGCAACGCATTATATCCCATATCTCCGGAGCCTAGTATGAGTGTAGATAAATTTAAAGTTCCAAAAAATCCTGTACTTAGAACCAAATGCGTCATTGGATTTGAACGTGATGGAGTTATTAATCAACCAGTACAACCCTCGGTAACACGCCCAGAACATTTCAACCCTATTCCTGGTAGTATAGAAGCAGTTGCTAAATTGCGTCAAATGGGTTACAAGATTGTAGTTATAACTGCTCAAGGCGGAATAGACCGCGGGCATATGACTATTCAAGATGTAGAAAACATACATACTCATATGTTAGATTTATTTGGCAAGGCTGGGTGCCCTAGCATAGACGGGATTTATTATTCTAGCGGCACTACAAAGCAGGATCCATTCGTTAAACCTAACGTAGGTATGTTTAAAAGATGCGAAGAATATGACAAAGCTATCAAGTTTGATCAGGGATTTTACATAGGGCATACTATTGCAGATTTAAAAGCGGCCTTAAAAATTGGTGCTCGCCCAATTTTAGTACGTACAGGGCAAGGTGCAGACACTGAAAAAGAGCTAAATAAATATGCGTACAAGGATATCAAGGAAAGAACTTATGTCTTTGACGATTTAGCTGATTTTACAGCTAATTTAGAATAGTAACAGGAGATAAAAACATGCCATTTGCTTTAAAACGTCCAACAGCGAATCCTAAAGTTAAGGAATGGAAACATCACGATCCAGATGGTGACGGCTACGTTGAGATTATCAAGTATAAGACTCGCGAAATTGCTGAAAGAGCGGCCGTAAAATGGGGTTCACCTCACGGTGGAACTGTAGAGGTACTAGAAGTGCCTTGGTCACCAACACTAGATTTAGATTATCCAGATTATGACGAGCATTATACGCATTCGTCAGAAAATTAATTCTTATAATTTTTAAAAATCGCTCTTCGGGGCGATTTTTTTTGGCCGTGTTCAAAATAGTGATATATACAACATGGCATACTTTCAACAACAAACAATTAGTGACTGGGCTACACATTTTTATGTGGGCAAAGTTGAAAACCACGAAGATATTGCACAAGCAATGGCACCTTACATAGATGATGATAGCTATTTTACAGAACCGTGGATATACTCGAAATGTAAATCCACATGCCAGCATCCTAAAAATAACGAACTACCATGGGATGTATTTTACGATGCAGTAAGACCAAATATAAAATCTTATTTTGATACACTACAGCCTATGACAGAATATCAAGTACGTAGCGGAGAAGTTTGGTTAAATGTATACGAACAAGGCGGGTATCAAGAAATTCACGACCACTCATTTCCTAACAGAGCATTTTCTTGCGCATACATGTTAGATTTACCTACAGAAAAAAATGCTGGCGGCGATTTAATTTTTGAAAATACAAATTTTCCTATTGTACAATCATCGGGACTTAACAGAATTTTTAATGCATTTAATTATGAAAAATTTATCCCAGAACTAACTAACGGAACACTTGTAATATTTCCAAGTTGGATAAAACATTATGTTTTGCCAAATAATAGTTCTAGACCTAGAGTTACTATTAGTGCTAATTTTAGTATTGAGGGGAATTACAAGTAATGTATCCTTGGATTGTTGAGTTAAGAGAACATACAGGGAATATCGGCCACTTAGATAAAACATTGTTTGATCACTTATGGAGTACATATTTGATTTTAAAACAACAAGGCAAACCAGAATATCTTTGTCTTGCAGGATTATTTCATTCAATTTATGAAACAGAATATTTTAAATTTAATACACCGTACACTAGAAATGAAATAAAGGAATTAATAGGCGAGCAAGCAGAAAATTTAGTTTACGAGTTTTGTAACACTTCCCCAAGAACTACTAAATTAATAGATCGTACAGGCAATTGGAGCGATCAAGTATATGCAGATTTGCTAGATTTAGAATTTGTAAATGCTATTGAACAAGGTTATTACAATGATAGCGTAAAAACTATTGAAGCAATTAGAAAACATTTAATAATTAACGAATAAAATGCATAAATTATTAACAAATCTTATTCCAGAAAGTTATAGTAATCTTTTATTACAAGAATTTTCAAATTTTACAGGCTGGCAGTTTACGAACAGCGCAAGTAATGTTGGTAATAACTACGATGCTAATGACCCTAACATTTTAGACAGCATACAATTTGTACACGGCATATATAATCATCAAGTTGATAGTCCGTTATATCATTCTATAGTACCTATTGTATGGTTTTTTGAAAAAGAAACAGGTATAAAGATCAAAAGAATTTTGCGTATTAAAGCTAATTGTTTAACACGAGACGGAAACAAAGTAAAATATAACCCGCCACATGTTGATATTACCGAGCCAGGCTGTATAAGTTTAATTTATTATATTAACGATAGCGACGGCGACACTGTATTATTTGATAAAACCATCGATCAAGGATTTGATAATTTAAAAATAGTAGAAAGAATACAACCAAAACAAGGAAGCGCATTTTTAATTCCTAGCAATCAGTTACACGCTAGTTCGTGTCCTATAAATAATCGTCAAAGATTAGTTATTAATTTTATTTTAGAACCGGAGAATTATTAATGTTATACGTACAACGTAGTGCGGCACCATTAACTGAATTTGCACCAACATGGAATATACCGTTTTGGACTGCAAAGTACGATAATACAGACGAAATAGATGTTATGCGAACTTGGATTATAGAAAACGAACAATCTATCATTGACAAGTATGCTAGTATGCCCGGGCGTGGCAACGATGGTGGCACCGGATTAGGCATGGAAAGTTTAACAGCACAATATTCAAAGTTTAATTTATTCACAGAAACACAAGATGTTCCAGAATTTCAAAGATTTTTTAAATTCCTCCGCAGTGAATATTCTGCATTTATGAAAGAAATGCGTACTCAAGATCGCAAGTGCAATATATATTCGTGGGCTAATGTAGTTAGACCTGGACAAGCAATTAGAAGACATAATCACGGCGGTTATCATTATTCATATCTGAGTGGAAATATGCATTTTGACAATTATAAAACTACAACAAGTTATTATCACCCATACGATGTTATTCAATATGATCTGCCTAACATCAAAGGCGGCATAACTCTTTTTCCTAGTTATATATTTCATAGTGTAGACTCTCATAATGAAGAAGGTAAACGTGTATCTATGGCGTTTGATATTTTTGATGCATCTCATTTAAATAATGCTGATGCTAATTCATTGGATTTTTAATTATGTCTAAAGTACCTGATAAAATGAGATGCTCACATATTTTATTAAGCTGGGAAGGAGCTAAACCCTGTACCCATACTCGAGGCTTGGCATTTGCCTTAGCAGAAGCAAATTTATTGCTCGGAGAATTAAAAAAAGGAACTATGACTTGGCGGCAAGCAGTTAAAGGTCATAGTGCGTGTGTGTCAACACCGTTTGGAACTGGTGATTTAGGGTGGTTTCAACAACACGAAATTACTCCTGAGATATGGGTTGCATGTATGGTTACAAAAATTGGCGAACTTTCACCGGAACCAATACAAAGCCCGTACGGCATTCATGTTATTCTTAGAACCGGTTAAATTAGTTCTATAATATCAAAAACAGTTTGAAGTTTTGTGCGAATTGCACGATTAGTAAAGCTAGTTCGTAGCCCTTGATGTAATGGTTTTGGTGCTTGATCCATAACAGCCCATGCCCATGCGCTATGCTCGTCACTTAATATTGGAACAAACTCATCCTCAACTACACATAAGTATGTGTGAAAATGAAACACATGATCGTTACTAACAAATGTTTCTAGCGGAAGTGTTTTTTTAATAGCGGGCACACTACCAATTTCTTCAGCAATTTCACGTTGTAAACCTTGCCAAGGATTTTCACCTTCTACAGTAGTACCGCCTACAAGTCCCCAAGTACCTTGATGTTTGCCGTAGGCTTTTTGTAATAATAAAAATCTGTGAGTATTTCTAGCGTAAATTAATGCGCCACTACAAACAATACGATCTTTTAAAGTACTAGTCTCCATGCACCTGCCCTATATTCACCTTCAAAGCTCTTAACCCATGAAACCCCGTTCCATTTGTATTGAACTCCAGTGTATATATTCGTTTGATAGATCAAGCTATCCTCGTTCTGAGCGGCAGAAAACACAACGGTCCATGCTGTTCCATTGTATTCAATAATATCGTTAGCTTTGGCAACCAATGTTCCCCATGCCACAGAGTTATTAGTATCAATATTTGTTTGCGTATCACCGATATCATCAATTAACAAATACCTTGTACCGTTTGGTGGTGTAGTTGTAGTAGGATTAAATGTTAACGGATTGATAATAGCATCAAAAGTGCCAGGACTTGCACGATACGAACTTACAACTGTTGTATTTCCTGGGTAAGTATCAGCGTTCCATGTCACAGATAGCAATGTAGAATCTAGCGAATTAACAGTAAATGTTCCTGATACTTCATAACCTGTTGGTTGGATCAAATAAATGTGTCCAGCCCCTGCAATATATTTGCCAGGATATTGGTCTAATAAGGCCAGCCAATCAACCGGTGTTCCTTGTTTAGTTGGAATACCTAATTGATCGTTATCTGTTGTGGCATTCTCACCGGGATTTAATAATTGTACCTGACCATTAATAGCTAAGATGCCAAATCCACCACTAATACTAGTGGATTGTGTGCTGAGTATTGACCCAAGAGTGGGCCCATTACCACTGTTGTCAACACCTAAGCCGTCAATATAACCGTAATTTTCTGTTCCGACGCCATCGTATATACTAGTAATAATATTTGTAATAACACCAAGTTTTTTAACTTTAACGGGCGGGCTAATCCATATAGGACTTTCTAATGTTAAACTAGCAATGTCAATAGGACTGTCGTTGCCTACCGGAACACTACGACTAGACCAAGTTAGTTCAGTTAAATCTAATACACTAAGACTTGTCCAGTCAATATAATTGTCAGTAGTTTGTAATTCTAAGCTAGGATTAAACAAAACTAAAATTTGCTCCATTATTTGCAATTTTTGTTCAGTGCTACTGGCCCAAATATCAACTTTAACAGTTAATTTAAAAGGAGTTGGCATTAATCTTTCAACAGTATATTGACGACCTTGCCCGTTAGTATATTCATTACCATTTACATCGCGTTCTCTAAAATGCATTTTACCTACATAACTAGGATCGCCTAATCTACTACGATCTAATTGCAAACCTGTAATGTGTACGGCAATGCGTGGAACTGCCTGTACAACATTTTCACTGTTTTGTCTTAGTATAGTTGCGGCTTGTCTATCTGGGTCTCCGTACATGACCGGTATTTGATGAAGCGTGTTATCACCATACTTGACAGTAAAATTACTAAACACACGGATTATCTGCACTAGATATCTGCGTATTTGTTTATCGTAAAAAAATTGCATTATAAATCTGCCCTAGGTTTAAGAGCCTCACTAAGGCTTTGACGTT